GTTGCTTGCCGATCAGATCGGCCGCAACCTCAGGACGAACGAGCGGGCACATGTCGTTCTCCCTCCGAACTGGGAGATCAACTTTGCCAAGCTTGAAGGTCAGCCGGTAAGTGCTCTCGCTTCCGTCGAGCACCACGACCTGCAGATCGAGAAGAACATCCTAGCATCGTTCATGGCTGACGAAGCATCGCAGAACCTCCCGGAGTCCTTCCTTAAGTCGACTCGGTATGTTGCCAACATCGTAACTGATATGGTCAACAAGCATGCAATCCCACAGCTTGTCGATTACAACTGGTCGCGAGTCGGCTACCCCAAGCTTCACGCCCGGCGTATTGGCGAGAACGTCGACTGGCGAACCTTCTCCATGGCGCTCCGAAACGTTATCGGTGCAGGTGTCATCCAGCCTGATGATCGGCTCGAGGAAATGGTTCGCGACGAGTTCGACTTGCCTGCTAAGGACGAGGCGACCGTGAGAGTCATCGCCACGCCGCAGATGAACATCCGCGAGGATGTTACAGGAGCTGGGTCGGTTGGCAACATCAACGATCCGAGTGTAGGCACGAATATCAACAACCCGAATGCAGGTGGTGCTCTCCCAAAAGTGGGTCCGCCCCGACAGGCCCCGGTAAGTAAGCAGAAGAGTGTCTTCGGCGTACCCCGGGGTAACAAGGGTACGGACAGGTCAGGTGGCTAAGCTTGGGTACTGCGGTGGTGGGGACACACTTCATCGCAGGGTGAGCACTCGGAGTGGTCCCGTCCGAGCCCAAGGAAACGGGACACTTTAACCTATACAGTAACATACGACCTGTTTGATGCGGAGCGCTATATCTGATCTATCATGAAGGAAGGAGGTTGTCTGTGGCTCAGTTTGGTTACTTGGTTGACTTGACAGGTATCAAGTTCGACGATTCGCTTACCACTGGTGTAGGTGGCGAAGTCGAGACCTGGATCCAAGCCGCACCGATGGGGAAGTACTACCATCCCATTCACGGTGAGATCGAGTTCACTCCGGAGCGTGCAAAGCGCTTCGCACAGAACGTCAAGGCAGGCGTTCGCGGCCAGGACCTTAACATCGATTACGACCACAAGGAGGGCGAGGCTGCAGGCTGGGTCCGAGATGCAGAAGCTCGTTCCGATGGTCTGTACCTCAAGGTTGCCTGGACGCCTACAGCTGTTGCCCAGCTCCGGGAGAAGAAGTACCGTTACTTCTCTCCTGACTTCAACGATGAGTGGGAGCATCCAGCAACTCGTGTCAAGTACCAGGATGTTATGAACGGCGGTGCGCTCACTAACCGACCGTATCTCAAGGGTATTCTTCCCATCAATCTTTCCGAGGCCTTTGCGGTCGCGGAAGGCATCGGAAGGTCCGATGTCAAGCTGGAGGAGGTAGGTGTGGATCCCAAGCTGCTGAGGAAGCTGCTGGGTCTGGCCGAGGATGCAACCGACGAGCAGGTGGCCACGACGCTCAGCGAGCGTGGGCTCTCCGCCGACGACCTCAAGCCGACCGAGCCGCAGAAGAAGGAAGACCCCCCGGCGCAGCTATCCGAGGGTGACAAGAAGGTCGACGAGATTCTCGCGACAGTGAAGAAGCTGTCCGAGAGCAAGGAAGCGACTGCCGAAGTCAAGCAGCTCGCCGAGCTTGTCGAGGGTCTCGGTACACAGATCAAGTCGCAGAGTGAGACCATTGCCACGCAGGGTACAGCTCTGCAGCTGGCAGAGGCCAATGCTCGAGTGGCGACGCTGCTCAGTGAGGGCGACAGCAAGAAGTTCACTCTTCCGCCTGCAGTGACTGATCAGCTCAAGGAGGTCATGATCACTGCTCCCAAGGAGCTCTCCGATAAGGTGTTCGAGACCTTCCAGAAGATGCTCTCCGAAGGTCTCGTTCCACTGACGGAGCAGGGCTCTTCGCACACGGAGCGTCCAGGTGACGAAGACGCTGTGAAGCGTTTCTCGGAGGCAGTGGACAAGCTGCAGAAGGAGCACAAGGAGAAGACTGGCAAGGAGCTGTCCTACGTCGACGCGGTGAACTCCGTCTCGGCGATGGACCCGAAGCTCTACAGCGAGTACCGTGAAGCCTCAACGGCTTTCCGCATCTAGGTAAGGGAGGAGGAAAGAGATGGGTCCCAACTACGTTCTCGACAAGGGATTCCTCACCTCAGGGTCGACCGCGTTCGCCTTTGGTGAGGTGGTAGTCCAGACGGGCAACAAGACGATCGCTCGGGCTACCTCTGCTGGCTCCCTGTGCCTGGGTGTGTGCCAGGAGAACCTGGACGCTACAAAGGTTACGACAGGCAAGGCAGCTGTTGACGTTCGTATTCTGGGCATTACTCGTGTGATTGCAGGTGCTGCAATCAGCCGAGGTGCTCGGGTGACGAACAACACAAGCGCGCGAGCAGTGGCGGTGACCAAGGCAGCTGCAGGTGCACAGCCTGCGGAGACCTTCGGCATCGCACTCACCCCGGCATCCGCCAACGGTGATGAGATCGACGTCCTGCTTACGCCGGGCGCGACGTTCTAGGAGGAGGTGACATGCAGACCGAAACTTTCTGGATCGGCGATCACCTCGTCGCTCCTAAGACGATCATCGGCTACCGCAAGGACGGCCGACCGATTCACCTAATCGCAGGTGGCGCTGTCTACAACCCGTCGGGTTCAGCTGGCGTCCACATCGATATCGCACTGACCAATATCAGTGTTGCCTATCCGAACCAGGCATTTGCAGGAAGTATCCTCTTCCCACAGGTGCCTGTGCGCAAGCAGTCCGACAAGTACTACATCTTCGGACGTGAGGCGTGGCTGCCTGAGGATGACATTCGTGCTCCGGGTACCGAGGCGAATGAGATTCCAGGCTTGACTGTGTCTCTCGACACGTACTACGCCCAGGAGCACGCGCTGCAGATTCCGGTAACGGATGAAGAGCGGGAGAACGCAGACCCGCCGATGCAGCCGGACACTGACGGTACGGAGCTGGTCACAGGCAAGATCCTGCTCGGGCGTGAGCTCGTTCAGCAGGGCTTTGCAACCACTGCAGCCAACTACGCGTCGGGTATGTCGACGACGCTGAGTGGTACTGCACAGTGGAGTGATTACACCAACTCCACACCGATCAGCGACATCAAGACGGGTCGCAGGGCTATCAACGCCCAAATCTTCATGGACCCGAACGTTGCGATCTTCCCCTACCAGGTGATGAGCGTACTGGAGGACCACCCCGACTTCTTGGAGCGCATCAAGTACTCCGAGCGGGGCATCGTCACTCCCGACATCATCGCCGCTGTGGTGGGCCTGCCTCGCATCGTTGTTCCGGGTGCTGGATTCAACTCAGCCAACCCGGGTCAGGCTCCTGCTCTCGGCTACATCTGGGGCAAGGATGTCGTCATGGCATACGTGCCAGATCGTCCTGGTCTCAAGACTCCTGCCTACGGCTACGAGTTCGTGTGGGGCTTCGGTGGCAACAACCCACAGATCGTGGACCGTTGGAGGGAAGAGAAGCGAGTCTCGGACCTCATCCGTGTTCGTCGTCGCTACGACCACAAGCTGGTCGCAGTCGACTCGAACGGCCTTGCAATCGCAGGGTACCTCATCAAGGCGGCGGTGGCATAAATGACAACCAAGCAGAAGCAGAAGGTGGAGTTCGTTGCCGTCACGAACATCACTCACGGCAACGAGGACGGCTCGCGCGTTGAGATCCAGAGGGGCGAGGACCTTGCTGATTACGACATCAGCGATGCCCAGCTTAAGCACTTCTGGGCTCACGGCGCGATCGCGGTGAAGGGATCCTCTAAGGACCCCAACACCTTCCCGGGTCGCGAAGACCGCTACCCGACTACTCCAGCTCTCGTCGAGCGTGCACTCGAGCTCCAGGCTCTGCACGACGAGGCAGGCGTTGAGTGGCCGGAGGGTCTTCACACCCAGCCGCACGAGAAGGCTCCTGGTGACCCTGCAGGCTTGCTTGCAGGCGACCCGACGGCGTCGGAGTTTCCGGATGCCGAAGATGAAGAGCCCGAGCCGGAAGCACCGCAGGAGTAAGGCATGGCCCACATCACCGCCAATGAGGCACAAGCTTGGGCAGAGGCCACTAAGCTGACTGTTACTTCCATTGACGCTGATCTGGAGGCATCGGTCTCCGATCTGATCCTTAGCCACCTGGCTACTCAGTTCGATGTCTCCATGTGGGTCGACAACAACACTACGCCGAAGGTTGTACGTCGCGTCATCGCGATGAACTACATAGCGTACTTGATCGACAAGACGTACAACCAGTCGGAACCGAGTACCGACTCCTATGCGCGGCTTCTGCGGGCGAGAGTAGACCTAGTCATTTCAGGTCTACTGGCAGGGCAGATGGTTCTCACTGACGATCCGAACCCTGCAGATGCTCAGGCTGGTCAGCCGATGTTCTACCCGACCGATGAATCGTCTGCGCTTACTCCTGCTGATACCAACTTCCTCGACATGAGTGTAGGCCCTGCAGCCTTCTCAATGGGTACGATCTTCTAAAGGTGGTGAGATAAGCATGGCGGGCACTGGCGTTCAGGGCTTTAGCGGTATCCTGGACTTCGAGTTCAAGCCTAGCTTGTCCATCATGGCAAAGCGGATCGACCGAATCGCTCTTGGCGTTAGCGACTTCAAGGTTCCGCTCGAGCGTGCTGTCCGTGAGGTAATGATCCCTTCGATTAGGAGGAACTTCGAAGTTGGGGGGCGACCACCGTGGGACCCTCTCGCTGACGATACGATCGAGCGCAGGCAGGCATCGGGCTACACGTCAGATCAGATTCTCGTTCGTACTGGAGATCTTGAGCGAGGTGCGACGAGTTTTAGTATCTGGACGATCACAGACGTCAGCGCTACTGTTCGCGACCTACCGCAGGACATTTGGTACGGCAAAGTACACCAGGCCGGATTTGAGGGTGCTACTAGCGCTGGTTCTTCTCGCCTTGGGGTCTCCTTCGTAAACTCCGGAATGTCTCTTCGTGAGATTGCCGATGCTGTTGGTAGAAGCAGTGGCGAGCTTGCGAACATCCCTCCTAGGCCGTTCATTCTGTTTCAGGACGAGGATCTTAGCAAGATCGACAGGATCTTCGCTGAGTGGATCGGCGAAGTAGTAGCTGGGCTCTGGTAATGACTTCGCCCCCGATCAACGTCGTTGACATCAACTCCAATGTCAACTGGGCAGTAGCACTGCTTCGTGATCCGGCTTCAGTAGCTCGAACGGGAGCACAAGCACCAGACGTCTGGCTCGGAGATCAGGTTAAGCTTCCCCGTTACCCTGCTATCTGTGTAGAGCCAGGACCGTTGGTTCGCGAACTGGTTGGAGCACAGAGGCAGTTTGCAACAACCAACGACATCATCATCATGTGCTACGTCGGTCGAGTGCAAGACGAGTCAGTGAACCAGGCACAAGCAGTAGACGTAGGACAAGCAGTTGTCAACATCCTGCACGAGCATGCACAGATGGGTGGTAGAGCGATTCACTCCTACGTACAAAGAGTTGAGCCGGGATACGCTACAAGAGCGAACACTCTCCTGCGTGTATGCCGGTTGACATTCGTTACAATGCAGGAAGAGCTATTTCCTGCATCAGCGCCCTAGGAAGGAGCCAAGATGGGCTACACCTTGACAGTCGACATCCCGAACCTGGGGCCTAATGAAGAGGTCCAGATTCCAGGTCTGGGTACGTTCAAGAACGGCGGAACGTACGAAGTCGACGACGAGCTCGCTGAGCGATACCGCGTTGCACACACCACAGTGGTGCCAGAGTTCGACGAGAACAACAACCTCGTAGCCAACAACGAGGAGCAGGGGCCAACGCTACTAGAGGCTGCCAAGTCGATGTATGGCATCGAGGTCAAGACGGCAGGTCCGCCCAAGGCCAAGGCTGAGGAGACCAAGAAGGAAGAGGAGGGCAAGTAATGCCTGCAGGCATTGGCGGCTCAGGTTCAGCTGGGCTTGCGATCGAGACAACCCCGAACACCTACGTCGCGCCTACCAAGTCCTTTCCGTTCATCAGCGAAAGTATCGTTCGGCAGGATTCTCTGGTTCAGCGGCGTCCGATTCGTCAGACTGCTGACGTTGTAGGGATCCTGGGTGGCAACATCGTTGTTACTGGCGACATCACGTTTGAGGTACTCCCTGACGTCCTGATCTACTTCCTGCGAGCTGCTCGCATGACGTTGGTCAAGACTGGTGGTTCCTCGCCATACACGTACACCTTCACTCCAAGTCAGGTAGGCCAGCCTGCTAAGACACTCTCCATCACCATCGTTCGCAATGGTGTGGTGTTTGGCTATGTAGGCTGTGCAGTGTCTCAGATGGTCATCACTGTCGATGCATCCACTGGACAGATGATGGCCACGGCGAGCATCATTGGTTCCGAAGAGACCGATCAGTCACTGCCAACACCAACGTACTCCGCTACGCCGGCAGTCATCGGCGCAGGTATGTACAGCGTGCAGGTTCCGACTGCTACTCAGGTCTTCGACATGGACACTTTCACGTTCACTGTCAACGACAACGGCTCGGCCGCATATCGTCTGAACAACACCTCCAGGGGTGCACAGTTCCTTCAGTACGGCGAGCGAGAGACAACAATGACGATGGAGCGCGACTTCATCGACAAGTCTCAGTACGGGCTCTTCAAGGCACTGACTGCACAGTCGATCACAGTTCAGGCTCAGAAGGACGCGAACGACTCTGTCACGATCACCATTCCAGTTGCGACTCAGACAGAGTACCCGATCAACAGCGCGTCGCAGGGCGATCTGCTTCGCGTGGCAACCAACTTCATCGCGTCCATCGACAGCACAGGCAACACGTACACGATCGTCGTCGTCACCCCGGAGAACATGACCTAGGAATCTCGACCCTGTGGATCTCTTTGCGACGAAAGGAGGTGTTTGGCCGTGGCATGGAACTACTCGAAGCAGGTAGCGATGGCTGGCAAGTATGGAATGACAGAGAGTCAGTGGCAACGGATCTATGATCAGCAAGATGGTCGCTGTGCAATCTGTCGTAAGTACTTGGATGACTGCACTGCCTGCGTAGACCACGATCACGAAACAGGTGACATTCGTGGGATTCTGTGTACTCAGTGCAACAGTGGTTTGGGCATGTTCAAGGACAATGTTGTGTTCCTTGAACTGGCGGCCAAATACCTCACCAACTATGAGCGATCGCGCGAACGCTAGTTCAAAGTCTAACCTTGTGAGATCGCAAAGAGACCCACAAGTACCTACAACTGAATATACCGAGTAGGGGCAAAGTCTAACGGCAAATCTATTCTAGGAGGGCTAGAATGCCAAGAGCTACAGTTGACATCATGAAGACCGAGAGGTTCGAGCTCAAGTCGTGCCCTGGTGGGTTCGTTGAGCTTCGGAAGCTCTCGTACGGTCAGATCCTCGAGCGTCGCGGCATGATGGCAGGCATGCGAGTACGTGCAGGCCAGAAGGGCGAGTTCGAAGGCGAGATCCAGACCATCAACAACAAGGTGACCCTGTTCGAGATCAAGAACTGTCTGGTCGATCACAACCTGGAAGATGACAAGGGTCAGCCCCTTGACCTTAGTCAGCAGCACGTCCTCTTCTCTCTCGAGCCGAAGATCGGTCAGGAGATCGAGACCCTGATCGACAAGCTGAACAACTTCGAAGAGGATGACGGTGCCGAGGGAAACTCTCCAGCCGCATCAGAGCGGCCCTTGACGGTCGTGACAAGCGACCCGGATTCGACGTCGAACTCGCAGTCGAACTAGATCAGCTGTGCGAGGTCTTTGGCTGCCTACCAGGAGACCTGATGAACGAGGATCCGTACCTACTCAACCTCGTTAGGGTATCCAGGGAAGTTCGCATTGCCAAGGAGAAGGACGACGAAGCTATTCGTAAGCTGAACCAGGGAGGCCGGTAAGCATGCCAGCTTCAACACGCGAGTTCTACCTCTTGATTCGTGCTCGCGACGAAGCGTCTCGTGTGCTTACTGGCCTTTCTGGTCGTATGCAAGGCATGTACGCTGAGCAGGCTGCTTCACAGCGTCTATTGGCCGAGCTGAACTCAGAGAACGTTGCGATGCAAACCAAGGGCGCAGAGGCAGCCTTGGCTAGAGCTCGTGCTACAGGCGATGCGAACAAGATCGCTACGGCTGAAACGCGAGCGCAGATCGCTGGTAACCGAATGCTCATGGCGCAGGAGAAGCAGCGCCTTGCGACGATGCAGCAGGAGCATCAGCAGGAGCTAGCGCTCTCCGGAGCGATGATGCGTCGCGGTCAGGCAATCGCTACAGTAGGTGGTGTGTTCGCCCTTGCAGGTGCTGTAGGTACCAAGTTCTATTACGATGCAACTAAGCAGGCAATCGAGTACAATAGGCAGGTAGCTCTAACCAAGACGCAGGTTACAGGCCTGCACGCAACGAGTAGGCAACTTGGCAACATTGGTATGAACGTTGCCAAGCGCATTGCTGTTCCGTTTGCCGATACGCAGTCTGGCCTGTATGACATCTTCTCGTCGTTGAACCTCAAGAATGTTGGGCAGTCGCAGAAGCTTTTGACAACGTTCGCCAAGACGGCTGTTGCAGGTCAGGTCAACCTGCAGGACTCGAGCCGCGCAACGATTGCAATCCTGAATGCCTTCCATCAGCCGCTCAAGAAGGCAACTCAGGACGAGAACGTGATGTTCCAGCTTGTCCGCAAGGGCGTTGGCAACTACGATGCGTTCTCCACCTCAATCGG